GAGCCGAGCAAAATGGGCGCCGCGGTCGATCCGGCTCGGCTCACTCCGGAGACCGAGCAGAGTGAACGCCGGGTCGAGTGGCCATTGCCCGCGCCGGCATCGGACAGTCCCTCCGTGGTTTTAGCGTTGATTGAAAGGTTGGCGCTTAACCCGGGCGCCGATGCGGGAAAGCTCGATTGCGCAATCGCCATGTACGAGCGCCTCAAGGCCAAAGAGGCAGAACTCGCGTTCAACTCCGCTAAAGGCCGGATCCTGAAAAAGCTAGCCCACCTCAAGATCGTGAAGAACCGATCCGTCCGCCATGAATTCGAGAAAGGCGAGCCTCAAAATGGGACCTATGAAGCCTTCAAATACGCCCCGCTAGAGGAGATCGACAAACATCTGCGCCCGCTCCTGGTGGGAGAGAACTTGGATCTCTCCTATTCCGACGAATCGAGTGAGGGCGGCGGCATTCTGATCCGTGGCCGCCTGAAGCACCTGCCAAGCGGCCATTATGAAGATTCCCTTATGCGAGCCCCGCCCGACACAACGGGCGGCAAGTCGGATGTGCAGGCCGTGGGAAGCACCAATTCTTTCCTCCGCCGTTACGTCGCGTCCAACATCTTCAACATCGTGGTTGTCGGGGACGATGACGACGGAAACGGAGGCAAAATCGACGAGAGACAGACCCAGACAATTCTCGATCTGATCAAAAGAGCCAAAGTCGGACCAAAATTTCTGAAATACATGAAGGCCAAGACCGTCGAGGAAGCCGGTTCTCTTGAGGCTGCAGTCGCGACGATCGCCGCCCGGGATTATCGCAAGGCCATCAGCACGCTGGAGGAACAAGTCGCCAAGTCGGAGGCCGGTCGTGCCCATTTTTCATAGCGTGGCGCAATACTCCGCAGCCTATGACCAGCTCAAGCTGGGGATCCCGACGAGCTCCAAGTTCCACAAGATCATCACACCGCAAGGCAAGCCGTCCAAGCAGTGGCGCGAATATGCCTGCGTCCTGATCGCCGAGCGGATCCTGCAGCGGAGGATCGAGTTTTACAATTCGCCGGCGATGGAGCGCGGCTTGATCGCCGAGGCCGAGGCGGCCGATTGGTATGAATTCGATCATGACGTCACCACTCGGAACATCGGTTTCATCACCGATGACGATCACACGGTGGGGTGCAGTCCTGATCGGCTCGTCGGCGATGACGGTTTGTTGGAAATCAAGGCCCCGCTGCCGCACACGCAAGTCGAATACTGGCTTTCCGGAGAGCTCGGCGAACGGTTCCGGCCTCAATTGCAGGGTCAGCTCTACATTTCGCAGCGCCGCTGGGTCGACATCCTGTGCTGGCATGATGTACTTCCGAAGCTTGTCGTGCGGGTCGAGCCCGACGAAAAGTTTATCGCAGCCCTCGACCGCGAACTCCAGATCTTCAACTACTTTATCGAGTGCGTGATGGAGAAGATCCGCGGGATGAGTGAACTGCCGGTCCCGCCGGGGAGATTGGCGCTGGCCTCAGCGCTGCGCGCAAGCCTCGAATTGGCGCCGTAACCGATGCCGGCGGCGCGCATCCCCCGCACTGTGGCCCATGGCAAGACCAAGCCGGACTTCCGGAGGCGCTCGCAACACCTAGCCTTCGTCAGACAGCTTCCCTGCGTCGTCTGCGGTACAGCACCACCCTCGGCAGCCGCGCATGTGCGTTCGGGCGCCGACGGCGGCGCGGGAATAAAACCGGCGGATCGCTACTGCGTATCTCTCTGCAGCGATTGCCATGTGCTGCAACACCAATTCGGTGAGCTGGCGTTCTGGAGCGCCGTACGCATCGATCCGCTCAACGTGGCTTATCGTTTGTGGACAGTATCGAGGATATGCCTGCCGGAGAGAGGATCGTGTTCCGGGCGCGCCAGCAGATTGACCTAATGAAGGGTCACTGCCATCACCTTTCAGCGCAAGAGGTAACGGTCCGATAATCGACCATGACCGTGCCCGGGTTCGGACGCTTCCGCAGCGCGCAGGATCATCGGCGTCGTAGCGGGAAAAGCATTCTGCCTTTAAGTTGCATCGTCGCACCCGCAACCTATCGCCGATCTGCAACTTACTAATCCCGAACAGCCCATCGCCCCACGAAGAGCACGTCATATTCTATTCGTCGGTTGAGGGGGTTGAGAGTGGTTCTGCGCCGAGCCCCCTTGGACGCTGCTAAAAATAGTTGCAATTGAATATAACAAGATAACTGACGAGATCGGCGGAAAACCGCTGTCTTGATTATGCCGTATGAGCGTCTATATCCGTTGCTTCAGTTGAGGCCGTCGTGACGACGCCCTTGTCCCTAGAAGGAGCCGGCAACCATGCCCGGTACAATCGTCCCCCCCCGCGCAAGCCCTGCGGGGCTTTCGAAAAAGCTATCCCCAAGTGCGAGCTGCTGCCGCTCGATGTGCTCCTGGATGCGATGTGGTTCTTCCACGACCAGGCCCAGCGTCTTGAAGGCTCCGGCGACCCCGACAACGCCAGGCTCGCCCGCCACCGCGCGTACTGCATCGCCAAGCTGGCCGCTCCGTACGTGCACCCGCGTGTGGTCGCCGACGACCGTTGCCGGTGACGCCGATGGCGGCCCCGTCAGCGTCCGGAATGCAGACCCGTTTGCCCGCCACAGCGGGGTGCGGGAATGGGCCTCGGACTCGCGGATCATTCATCCCGCAACGCCACTGGCAATTCGGCGGAGGCCAGTAGGCTGCGGAAAGTGAAGCTTACACAGACTTGCAAAGAGCGCTTTCTGGAAGCGCTCGCCGACACCGGCAGCGTGAGCACCGCGGTCGCTATCGCAGGTACGAGCCGAACTCGCGTGTACGAGCTCCGGAAGACAGACCCGGCGTTCGCGAGTGCGTGGCAGGATGCCGAGGAAATCGCGACCGACCGGCTTGAGGATGAGGTGAAACGACGCGCCATTGAGGGAGTACCAAAACCGCTCGTCAGCGCAGGCAAGGTGGTACGCGACGATAATGGTCAACCCGCCATGGTTCCCTGCTACTCGGATACCCTACTACTGGCGCGCCACCACACCGTCAGGGATCGGAGCGCCTCCAATTGCCTAAACTGCGCCCGGTGGATGATGCGGCTGGTGTGATGGCCTCCATCATAGCCGCCGTCGCAGCCTGTGAGATCACGTCGGCCGAGGCAGCTGAGCTGTCAAAGCTTGTCGACACTTATCTGAAGGCGAATGAAGCGAGATGCAATTTCTTTAAGCTACTTTGACAAGAGAACGCTAGACCATTCTACCGATCATAGGATCGGAAGCCTATTTAAAGGCACACTTATTCGTGGGCGAGAAACGGTGGAGACTAAAGTCATCGATTGCTTGCAGACTGTAGCTTTGCTACAATATCCGCAAGATGAGCGATATTAGGTTGCCAGGTTTTAAAGGGCACCTCCTTTTGGCACTGCACCAAGTCAATCGGAGCGGCAAACACCGAGAGTCACTCCGCATTCGCGTGAAGATCAGCACGGCATTTCAGAATTAGGTCTTGCCCGACAGGTAGACCCTGCGCTTACATCCGGGTATGGCGACAAAGCTGCGGCCATGCATGCTGCGAACCTCGATTGTGAAGAGTACAGGCGACCACGCGCGGCGGTGTGGGTGACCTACCCAGGTACGGAGCAGAGTGTGACCAAACAAGGGCGGATCGCTGCAAACTTCGCCAGGGGTCTAGCCCGATTCTCGCTGACGCTTCGGTGGCCGAGCTGCTGGTATTCGCTTCGCTACAGAAGGTGTCCTTTCAGTGCGGAGAACCGGCTGAAATGGAACTATTTGCGTGCGTAAGTGTGTCCCGCGTGTTCCGAAACTCTCGAGACCCCCAGCCTTTCGACCGGATGGACGAATTGCCGAGACGCGCGGGAGCGCTGGAGGGGTGTGGGCTCCTGATTTTGGCGCCGAGCTATTGTGTCGCCGAGAGCGCATGCCCTGGTTTGCCTCTCGCCTCGACGACGAATCAGCGAGCATCGGCCTGTCGCCGCGTGAGATGGCGGAGGTCGCCATTCGTAACCGCCACAACACCAAGACAGTCAACCAGCGGGTCTTTAGCGTCGAATGGATGGACCAGTTCTCGATTAGCATACCCTGATCGCGCATCAGATGCCTTTTGCCGTGGTTGCAATGCAGCCGGAGGGGCTCGTCACCGAGATGCGCACGTTCTGGGATTACGGCATCATCTCCGAGGCGTGCCCGACGACCCCGCGCTGCGTCATCGCCGAAAGATGCCGACCTTCTGGGATTACGGCGTGATCTCGGAATACTGTCCGACGTTGAAGCCCTGCGTGCTGGGCGATTCCGACGATTTTCTGATGGCGGAATTGCGCACCGAGGGAACCTTCCGGG